TCATTTTCATCATCCTATGATATATACGAAACTCAATATAAATGTACTATAAGAGCAAATGAATATAATTATTCATTAAACCCTAGCTTATTAAAAACTTTTGGTAATAATGAAATTATTATTTCTGGAAGTAGTGAATACAAAGATTTTGTAACTGGTTCAGATTTTTCCCCATATGTTACAACAGTAGGTTTATATAACGAAAATCAAGAATTATTAGCAGTAGGAAAATTATCTCAACCTCTTCCTACATCACAAACCACAGATACCACCATACTTATAAACATAGATAGATAATCTCATGGCAAAACAATTAAAAAAAATATTCGATCCAAGTGTTGATGAAGTAGTACAAGATTTTACTATTAATTCATGGCACGTTTCTCAATCGGTAGATGCTCTTACTGGAGCTGAGGATTATGATATTACTATAAGTGGCAGTTTAGAAGTTGAAGGGCCTGTAAATTTTACAGATTTAGCCAACACTTCAGGTGTAAATAAGATATTAGTATTAGATGGTACATCTGTAAAAACCCAAGCTGGGGGTGCAGATGGCTCATCTGGTACTTCTGGAACATCAGGAACATCGGGAACAGGTACTAATGGTAGTTCAGGTACTTCAGGTACTTCAGGTGTTTCAATAGCAGGACCTGCAGGAAATGATGGATCATCAGGAAGTTCAGGAACTTCAGGTACTTCTGCGGGGTCAACTATAACAGGATTAAATACTCAAGTTTTATATTTTGATGGAGATGATAATCCTGTAGGGGATCATAATCATACTTGGGATAAAATAAATGGTTCATTAAGAATTATGACTACCCAAACTGATGATACATCTAGTTTAGCTAATTTAATTTTGGGTAATGCTGTATCTCAAAGTTTATTAACAACAGGAGCATCTCCTAGAGATTTAGCTGTAATTAAAGGTATTAACCCCTCAGGTTCTGCAGGGGTTCATCATAGTACTATCAAATTCAAAACAGATGGAGATTGGTCATTTAAAGGAGGAATATATGAATCACACCCTTCTGCAATTGAATTTAATACTTGCCCTGCAGGGACCTATCAAGTTCCCCAACCCGGCCTAAGAATAGATTCTAATCAACAGATTATTTTAAATGGGTACAATAATACAAATGGGTATAGATTTGTTTCATCTAGTAATGTAGAATATAATTTAGCGGTTGATGAGAGTGGTAATGTAATTATGGCCCAACCTACAGGAGGAACTAGTCAAGATTTAGGAACTGTTGATATGTGTACTTACTATAATAATATGTCAGGGTATACTATAAATACTTTAGGGCAAGTAGGAAATGATATTGTTACTGTAGGGGATACTAACCCTGCTAATATTTCTTTAATTCAAATAGGATATAGCACTAATGCTACAAGACAAAGAGCCCTTAAAGCTTTACTAGCTCCTGATGATTATGGTAATTCTAAGGCTACCCGAATTGAATTTAGAGCAGGAAATACACCTAAAAGTACATGGACTATAAATTCTATTACTGATAATACTGCTAATAGTAAATTTGTATTAGCTGTAACTAATACTACTGTTGGAGGAACCCTAGTTAATAATAATTCTGTTAGTGAATTTAATTTAACAAGAGGAGGAGATATCAATAATAATAACTGGTTTGTTAAATTAGATAATAATATTAATAATGCTGTGATGGATAATCTTAATAATCCTAGTACGGCTACTATTGATGTTTATTGGGATATTTCTACTTCATTCCAATCTCAACTACAAACAGGAGATAATATTATTATTACTTCAAAACCTAATGTAGGAGATATGACTTATAATTATACTTGGTATAATAATGGGAACCTTAATGGTATAGGTTTAGGAGCTATTAATAATGGTGAACCTTATATAATGAAGTTTATGTATTGGAATATAAGTGCTGATAATGATTATGGTTTAATGTTATTAGGAAATAGAAGTTATGCTTAAAATTAAAATATAACTATATTTATAAACATGGCAAAACAACTGAAAAAAATATTTGTTCCTACTACAGATGAAGTAGTACAAAATTTTAAAATACAATCATGGCACGTTTCCCAATCTGTGGATGCCCTAACGGGGAATGAGGATTATGATATTACTATAAGTGGTAGTTTAGAGGTTGAAGGACCTGTAGATTTTACAGATTTAGAAACTACAACAGGTCAGACTTCAGTTTTAGTTTTAGATGGTACTTCTGTAAAGATTCAAACAACTACTTTAGGTACTTCAGGTTCTTCAGGCACTTCTGGTATTTCAGGTACTAGTGGTTCTTCAGGTTCAAGTGGAACTAGCGGAAGTAGTGGTTCATCAGGAACTTCAGGTTCATCAGGTTCTTCAGGAAGTAGTGGAACATCAGGTTCATCTGGCTCTTCAGGAACATCAGGTTCTTCAGGCTCAAGTGGAACTAGCGGAAGTAGTGGTTCATCAGGAATTTCAGGTTCCTCCGGTACTAGCGGAACAGATGGAGCTGATGGAGTTCCTGGAACTTCTATTACAGGTACTCAATACCAAATGATATACTTTAGTGCTACAGATACTCCAACCGCTACTAGTAATCTAACTTGGAATGATTCTGCTAACTTTTTTAATGTTGTAGGATTTACTAGAATTTTTAACCCAGTACCTACTTCAAATCCTACCTTACAATTACAGACTGGCGTAGTGAATGTAGAAACAGATACTTTATTGGGATCTTTAGTGGGTTATAATGGTTGGGAAAGCAATACCAATTATTCACCTTCTATAAAATTTGAGGGTGATGGAACATGGAGTGGTACTTTTCCTCCATCATACCCCACACGAATTGATTTTCTTACAACAGCAGAAGGTGCTTCTGCAGCTTCTACACGTTTAAGAATTAAAAATAATGGTCAAATTATACTTTCTAATTACACAGGAACTAATTTTATAGAAACCCCTACATATAACTTAGCGGTTACAGGTACGGGGAAAGTAGTTAGAGAAAGTAGAAATTATGCTGGAAATAATTATAGTATTGTTAATCCTGATAGGGTTGATTATAGAAGTACAACTGTTAACCTTTTAAGACCCGATGGGGATACAGGTACTGATGTTTATTCTTTTGAATTAGCTAGTAATATTGTTACTGAAGTTCCTCTTGATGGTGAAGTTTTAATTCAATCTTTGACTAAAGCCCTAAACGGAAGAATGAAAATAGCTATAAATGACAACTCAGCTTCTTTTGCTTCTTCAGGTAGTAATAGTATTGTACCTATTTCAGGATCACAATTAAAAATTGGAGAGGGTTCTACTAACTATGCTATATATAATATAACGAACGTTACACACTATAGTGATGCCCTAATTCCTTATGTTGATTTAATAGTAAATTATGATAGTGAAGTAGGATCTTCTGTATTTACTAATAGAGGTAATATCACAGGACATTTTAAACTTTCAGGTGACGCTCATTATCTTTTAAGTAATTACTATACAAGACTTACTCTAGGTAATCTTTCAGAGGATCAAGATTTTTTTGCCTTTGGGGTTGATGAAGATTTTAGAAATACCTTAAATTCTGGGGATGAGTTAATTGTAGATGCTAAGTGGTTTAGCGATATTAGTTTTGGTACTAGTGGAAATGCTGTTGATTTACTAGCTGAATTCACTTACAATCAGGGATTACCTTTTAAGAGACTTAAATTGATAAATCAAGATGGAGGTGCTAATTTAGCACAAATTAGTAATACCCAAGGAAACTGGGGAAGACCTATACAAATTAAATTTATGTATTGGGAAAGGTCTACTGATGAATGGGGGTTATTACCTACAGCAATTCAAGATTATAGAGACGCTGCAATCGTCCCAGTATAAAATAAAATATGAATTGGTTATATAATAAAAAAGAAATTACAAATATATCAGAATTCCCCCTTGGGGCATTCGGGTTTATTTATGTAGTAATTACCCCCGAGGGTAAAAAGTATGTTGGTAAAAAAGCGTTGTATCACAATCGTAAACGAAAACTTACAAGAGCAGAATTAAAAGAACAATCTGGTCGAGGGAGAAGAAAATTAAGTGTAATTGAGAGTAAAGAAAGCGATTGGAAGACATATTATGGTTCAAATAAACATTTAAAGGACCAAATAACTAAAGGTGAAGTTACGCTGGAAGATTTGGAGAAACAAATTATCGAAATAGGTTTTAATAAAAAACATCTTACATACTTAGAAACTAAATACCTATTCCAGCTAGAAGTGTTGGAAAATCCTGATTTGTACTATAACGATAATATTTTAGGAAAGTTCTTCACCTCAGACTTTGATTTCTAAATTTTTTATCGTATATTCACTTACATGATAAATCATCTACTAGTAACCCTAGTTGATTCCGTTTTAGGAAAAGGTAACCAAACTGCTAGAGGCAACTATGCTTACCATTGTCCCTTCTGTAAACACCATAAACCTAAATTAGAGGTCAATTTTACAGAAAATAAAAAAGGACACAACCCTTGGCATTGTTGGGTATGTAACACCAGGGGAAAAACCATTCCTAATTTACTTAAAAAAGCGGAAGCATATGATAAAATTGAGGAAGCTAAAAGATTAATACCTCAGGGTTCATTTGTTGAAGAAACAATATTAAAACATGATTTATTCCTCCCTAAAGAATTTACTCGTTTCATAGATAAACCATCCAGCTTAATGGCTCGACATGCTCTTGCTTATTTAAAGAGTAGAGGAGTAACTATGGAAGATATGATAAAATATAATATGGGGTATTGTGAGGAGGGAGAATACCAAAATATGATTATTATCCCATCATATGATGCTCAGGGGGATTTGAATTATTTTACAGCACGAAGTTTCGAAAAACAACCATTCCGTAAATATAAAAACCCATCAGTATCTCGCGATATTGTGCCGTTTGAAATGTTTATAAACTGGGATAGCCCGTTGGTATTGTGTGAAGGACCATTTGATGCCATAGCCATCAAACGAAATGCTATCCCGCTTTTAGGAAAAAATATACAAACAAACTTAATGAAAAAAATAGTATCATCTAAAGTAGAAAAAATATATATCGCTTTAGATAGTGATGCTATAAAATCTGCATTGAAATTTTGTGAAATGTTTATGAATGAAGGGAAGGAAGTCCACTTATTAGAAATGGACGATAAAGACCCAAGTGAACTAGGATTCAAACGTTTTACTGAACTTATTCAAAAATCGGTTCCATTAACTTTATCCGGGCTTTTGAGTAGAAAACTAGCACTATGAGTACTATAAAAAAACATTATGGTCGAATATTAGAAATATCCGACGACCACAAACAAATTACCCTACCAGATGGTAGATATTATCAACGAAATGGGGAGTATTACCCCTCAGTAACTTATGTATTAAGTCACTATCCTAAAGGTAAATTCTTTGAAGATTGGCTTAAAAAAGTAGGATACGCTTCAGAATATATTGTTAAAAAAGCAAGTGAGGAAGGTACTCAAGTTCACGAAATGATTGAAGCTTATCTTAATGGTGAGGAATTAAAATTTTTAGAACATGGGATTCCAATGTACGATCCTAATGTTTGGCAAATGTTTTTACGATTTGTTGATTGGTGGGAAGAATACAAACCAACATTAGTTGAAGCAGAAGTTCATTTATTTTCGGATGAATTAAAAATAGCAGGTACTTGTGATTTAGTTTGTGAAATTGATAATGAATTATGGATTATAGACTTTAAAACTTCTAACCATCTCCAAACAACATATGATTTACAAACAGCAATTTATGCTCAATGTTTTGAAGAATGTTATGGCAAAAAAATAAATCGAGCTGGTGTTTTATGGTTAAAGTCTTCTAAGCGAGGGCCTAAAAAAGGTAAAATGCAAGGTAAAGGATGGGAAATGTATGAATCATCTCGAACGCAAGAAGAAAATTTAGACATTTATAGAGCAGTTCGTAAATTATTTGATTTAGAAAACCCAAGCCACAAACCCTTATTTACAGAATTCCGAACCACAGCTAAAAGAGATTTGTAATATTTATAACAAATACTTTGCTGTGAAATTGTACGATATTTTAAAAGAAATACAAGGGAGTCCCAAAGCTATAATTTTAGCAGGGGCTCCTGGAGCTGGGAAAGGGTATATCTTAAGAGGTTTAGATTTAAGTAGCTTAAAAGTAATGAATGTAGATGATATTTACATTCAAAACCTAAAAAAAGCAAATGTTAGTTTAGATCTAAAAAACTCTACCCCTGAAGAAAGAAGTGAATCTGCTAAAGCAATGATGTCAGCAGTTAAAGATTTTAGAGATAATATTACTGCTACTATTAAAGGAAAAGAATCATTTATTTTAGATGGTACCGCCGCTTCATATAATAAAACAGTACAATTAAAAAATGAATTAGAAGAAGCAGGATACGAAGTATTTATGCTTTATGTTTATACTGATTTAGAACGTTCTTTAAAACAAAACCAAGATAGATTTGAAAAATCAGGAGGTGAAGACAGAAGTTTAGCTCCTGGTATAGTAATGAAAACTTGGAAGGACGTAACTAAAAATTTCGCTCCCTATAAAGAATTGTTTGGTAATAATTTTGTTTCGGTTGCTAATACTTTAGGTGATGAAAAATTAACTAATTTAGAGGATATAATGGTAAAATATCTTGAACCATTTACTCCTAAAGATACTAAACCTAAAACCCCTAAAGAACAAGCTAGATCCGATGCTAGAAAAGCTAAAGATAGAGAAGAAATCAAAAAATTCCTATCTGATGAAGTTGTAAAAGATATTGTTAATTCATCAGTCTCAAAAGAAGAGGCTCAATCTAAACTTAAGGCATTTTTATCATGAATCTTTTATCACTTGAGTTATTAAAGGGGTTATTACCTGAAAATGAGTTACCTAATAAAAAGGAAATAGTAGGAATGTTTGGAGGTGGATTTAAACCACCTACAGTAGGTCATTTAGAGGTAGTAAAACGAGCTTTAAGTGAAAATCCTCAAATGGATAAAATGATTGTGTTGGTAGGAAGTGGAGTAAGAGATTCTATTAGCCAAGAAGAATCAGTAGCTATTTGGAATATCTATAAAAAATATCTTGGTAGTAAGGTTGAAGTAATAGCTTCTCCTGAAGGTAGAGCTCCTATTGGAGACATATATTCTTATGCTAGAAAAAATCCTAATCAAGATGTTTATTGGTTTGTAGGTGCTAGAGAAGGAAATGAAGATGATTTTCAAGATATAGAAAAACGTACTCGCTCACTCCGTAAATTAGTTTACCAAAACGTAACAGTTAAACCTATAGTAACAACAGGAGCAGTTAGTGGTACCAAAGCCAGACAAGCATTATTAGCAGGAGATAAAGAAGGATTTATACAATTTCTTCCAGACATTCCCGAAGTAGATCAAATTTGGGATATGTTAAAAGATGTAGTAGCTGAAGAAAAAACAAGTCCTTTAGACAAATACGATCGTGAAGAATTAAAAAAGGGAATTGAAGTAGAAAAAGAACATACTGATAATCCTAAAATAGCATTAAAAATTGCTTTAGATCATTTAGATGAGGATCCTAAATACTATACTAAATTAGCTACCTTAGGATTAGAAGAACGAATTTCATTTAAGCCTGAATTTACTAAAGATGAAGTAGAATTTATTGAAGACGAAGCAGATAGTAAAATGCAACCTGAAATTGATATAGATTTATCCTCTAACCACTTCTTTGATAGATTAAATGACCCTCGCAACTACCCAGATATTGAACCCCACGAAATAGAAGATTTCTTTGATAAATTAGCTGATAAAAAAGAAGAGTTTATTCAATTCCTTACTAAATATAAATCTTTAGTTGCAAAAGATAATCAAACTAACATTAATATCCCGTTTATGAAACGAGCTAACAGAGCTATAGCTAAAACTATTATGCGTAAACGTGATTTTAAAACACATAAGTCATCTCCAATTTTTCCTTTACAAGAATTTACCCTAGATTCAAAATATTATACTGGATCTTATGATAGTGAAACCCTAAAATATTCTCGTTATGTAATTAATCAACTTAAAGATAATTTAGGAACTTATTATGAAGAAGAAATAGAAGGGGATTTAAAAAATGTAAAATATACTTTAGAATTTAAATTAAATCCTTTAGAATCCGGAGATCTAGGATCTTCTCCTTATCTTGTAGATGCTGCTGGGGGAAAAGATGGCATTGAATTAGTAATAAACTATGAAACACCTTCCTTTTTTGAATATCTAAATGATTTAACAGCTGAACTTAAAGAAACTTTACGTCATGAGTTAGAACATGTTGGACAAGAACACTTTGAAAAAGGAGTTAAAATAGGAAATGTTAAAAATGCTGCTAAGCTTGAACTTCCTAAATATCTTACTTTAGATTATGAAACTCCTGCTTTTATAAGAGGTTTAAACAAAAGAGCTAAAACTAAAAATATCACATTAGGACAAGCCATAGACGAATTTTTCTTAGAACGTTCTGAAGAATTATCCTATGCAGAAGAAGCATATGTAAGAAGTAAATGGGAAGAGTGGATAAAAAAGAACTTACCTAAAACTCGATTAAATGAGAATTATGAAGATAATATTCAATCTTATATTGATTCATTAACTGACTACATGGGTAATAATGGCTTAACCCTAAAACCCCACCCTTCAGTAGAATTTATAGAAGATGATAAAGAAAATGCTGTTAATATTTTTGGAAAAACAGCATATTATATGCCTTCTGAAATGAAAATTGTTTTATATACTTTAGGTAGACATCCTAAAGATATTTTACGTTCATATGCTCATGAATTAGTTCATCATCATCAAAATTTAAATAACACTTTGGAGCCATTCCAAACACAAAACACAAATGAAGATGGTGATTTAGAACGTATTGAGCGTGAAGCTTATGAAAATGGTAATATTTTATTTAGAAACTGGGAAGATAAATTAAAAAATGAAAACTAAAGATTTTATAGACGCTGTAAATGATGAGTTTGATATCGAAACTCTCGAATTAATGCAAGGATTAATTAATAAAAGATTAACTTTACTTAAATCTATGCAGGATATAGCAGTTAAAAAACAAATAAAAGGTTTTAGAAGATGAGTAAAAGTAAAGGATTGGGAGATACCGTAGAAAAAATTACCGTAGCTACAGGTGTTAAACAAACTGTAGATAGTTTATTTAAAGCTGTTGGTAAAGACTGTGGTTGTAAAAAAAGAAAAGATAAATTAAATAAAATGTTTCCTTATGAATGATAATGTTTTAAAGAAAGAATTCCGTAAAAATGATGTAGAACGCATGCGTAACCTTGTAAAAGGTAAACATGGTGATAAAACTACACAAGGAGTAGGTTACACTAAAAAACACGAACATCGTGTTGAAGGTGATATATGGGAAGAGGATGGTAGAACTTGGACTATTAAAAATGGTCTAAAACAAAATATTACAAAAATGGATAAATTTAAAAAAATGGGTAAACTCCCATTATTTTGTCCTGAATGTAATAAATTAATGAAAAAAAATCTTGACAAACAAGTTTACCCAGCATATCAAAAATGTTTTGATTGTGTTGTAGATTATGAAGCAGAATTACAAAAACAAGGTAAATCTGAAGAATATTTTAATGAGTTACGTAATCAACATATCCAAACCGCGATAGATGGTTATAAAGATTTTATGGTTGATAGAATGAAAGAATCAAATGCTAGTTATGTGACTGAAGCTGGTGATGTAGAAAGTTGGAGAGGGGGTATAAGTCAAGAACAATTAGAAAAAGAATTACTTGAAGGACTTGAATTCCTTGAAAATATGAAAGTTAAATAATTTTACATATTTATCAGTAACATGGCTATTCATAACCTTAAAGAAGTAATTCAATCTGTATTAGCAGAAAAAAAACGAGACAGATGTCTTCGTATTGCTGACAGAAAATTTGACAAACCTTCTGCTTATAAAAGTGGTGCGGTAGTTAGATGCCGTAAAGGTGATATTTGGAAAGGTTTAAAGGAAGAACAAATTCAAGAAAAAGCCAAAGAAACATTACGTACTTGGTTTAAACGATCAGGTGCTCCTGGCAAAACAGGTGGGTGGGTAGATTGTAATGCTCCTATCTATAAAGACGGAAAAAAAACAGGTTATAAACCTTGTGGTAGAAAAAAAGGTGAAAAGCGCTCTTATCCTGCTTGCCGCCCAACTGCTTCACAATGTAAAGACCCGGGTAAAGGTAAATCTTGGGGTAAAAAAGCCTCGAAATAATAATAAGGAACTTATCAACAACAAATAAAATGAAAAAATCTGAATTTAAGGAATATCTTAAGACTGAAATTCTTAAAATGAATGAAGCAACTGCTGAAGAAGTAGATATGCAAAAAGAGCTTAATGCTGAACTTGAAAAAACTAAAGAATTAACTTCCCAAATGGAAGGTAAAGTTAAAAAATCTGAGTTTAAAGAGTATCTTCGCAATGAAATCTTAGCTGAAATTGCTGAACAAGAGGAAGAAGAAGTAGATGCTGAAGAAGAAGTAACTACTGATGGTGAAGAACTTGATATTGAAGATGAAGCAAGCTTTGAATTCGAACCAACTGGTGAAGGCGACATTGATGCTATCACAGACGAATTAGTTAAATTAGCTAAGGATGCTAAAGAAGCAGGACAAACAGAATTAGCAAACCAAATTCTCAATTCTGCTAAATTTTCAGCTAAAACTGAATTTAAGAAAGTAGAAAAAGAAGCGTAATGGCTAAAAAAAAGACCAAATTAGATAAGATGTCTAAAAAAGAAAGGACATCATTAGCTTATGCATTAGCTACTAATTTGGCTAAGCATGGTAAACCTCAATCACCTACTAATGAACGTAAGTTAACTAAAGGTGAAGAAAAGAAAAAAGAAAAACACATGGGTAAATTTAAAAAAGCTTTCGACTTAGAAGAAATTCAAAGCATTGCACATGCCATAATGACTACTCTTGGCTCTAAAAAAAAGGATGATGAAAAGAAACCTTATAAAACTAACGCAGAACAATTGCCTAAAAATTATAACTTTATGACTGGTAAGTTTACAGAAGGGGAACTTAAAAACCCTAAAAAAGCCGATTTAAATAAAGATGGTAAACTTTCTTCTTATGAGAAAAAAAGAGGTGCTGCTATTGAAAAAGCAGTCCAAAAAGAAGATATGGACATTGGACATCAAGATAATGAACCCCACATGCTTAAAAAGGATCTATACAGAATAGCTAAATATGCTTCAGAATTGTATAAAATGGTAGATCAATTTGATGTTGAAGGACAAGAAGTTGATTTTCCACAATGGTGGCAAGCTAAAATCATTACTTCAAAAGAAGCAATGGTTAAAGCAAAACATTATCTTGATGGTGAATTAGCAGTACCTCAAATAGATGCTACGTTAGAGGAAGAAATGGGAATTAATGATCCCATCTTAATGAAATTAAGGGCAGATAAAATGGAGCGTGAAAAAAAAGCTAATGCCCCTAAACCTATGGTTCCTAAAAGAAAAAAAGACAATTCTGCTAAAATTGCTCTCTTACAAAAAGAAAGAGAACGTTTAATGAGGGACATGGAACAAGAAGCTGAACCAGAAGGAGGTCCAATTGCGGATAGATATGGAGATGAATTAAATCGTATTGATAAGGCTATTGAAAAGTTAAGAAAATAATGCAGAAGTCTGAATTCATAGCAAAAATCAAAACCTTAGCAAAACAAGTTTATGCTGAGAAATCTAATCCTTTAGCGGAACCCGAGGAAATTGAAAAAATTGTTAGTAAATTTCCTATAGTTGATAAGTTTCCTCCGTTAAAAGGTGTTATGGATGATTTATTTGATTTTCAATATGAACCTTTTGTAGAAGATATACAATGGGTAGCCCCACGTCCAACAACCTTTAGAGTTGTATTAGTAAATGGAGCAGATTTTTATTTAATTTACCAAGGTGAGGACGAAGGCAAAGGATTATTTGTAGCTCAAGTAGCAGGCAAAAAATACTGGTTAGAATCCCTCCCAGAAGAACAACAAGCATCTGAGGCAATTGCTCGTTTATTAAGATATAGCTATGCTACTACAGGTAAAGAAGAGCCAATTGAAGATGAAGGATTAGCAGATGCTTTGGGAGATGAAGGAGAAACACCAGCAGAAGAACCCGCTACTCCAGAAGAAGAAGCAGGAGTACCAGCATCAGTAGACGATTTATAATATGGACGTATTAGATAAATTTTTCAAGAAGTTTTCATATAAATTTCCTAAAGGATATCCTGACATTAATGATGAACAAGATATGCTTATATTAGAGGGAATATTAGGAGAGATGGGGATTGATTTAAAAGAAACTATTTCTAGAGCAGCCTCAATAAAAGCAGCTGAAGATTTTGCTAATAGTTCTATAGGTAAAGAGTATGATTTTATAAAATTTAAATCTGGTAAATATGAAAATAGATTAAATTCTACTAAAGTTAAATTCCCTGAATTACAAGGATTATTAGCTACTCATTTTGGAGTTGAGGATAATGAAGTAATTCCTCACCAAGCAGGAAAAGGATTAGCAGCTAGTGATTCTGTACCCGGCTACCAGATTAACACTCCTCAATATGGTGAAGTTTTTATTTCATTTAGTGGGGGTAAAAAAGGTACAGGAGGTAAAAAAGAAGAAGCAGCTTTACTTCAAAATATAAAAGCAGCAACTGGGGAAGGAATTAACCCAATAACTGTAAAATTTATAGGTAAGGGCAAATCAATAGAAGTTAAAAAAGTTATTGATGCTATAGATGCTTCTCAAAAAACTCAAGAAGGAGCAAAAGCTGATGTACAACTATTAACCCCCTCAGGAATTGGGGCTAATCTTTCCCTTAAACAAGATAGTGAAATCGAAGAAGATAAAGTATCATCGGGATTCAGATGGGCTTCTGTAAATAATGATAAAACACCTTTTCGTAAAGCATTTGTAAATAAAGCTTTAACAGATGAATCTTTTCCTGTAGAATTGCGCCGCAGTGGAGAAAGAAGAGACACAGATTCAACACCAAAATATTTAATGTTTAAAAGAGGAACAGATACTAGAATAAGTAAGGTTGTTGTAGAAGATGCTCCTAATGATGAAAATGAATTATATGTTTTTGGTACTGATAATCCTAAAACTCAAGTAGTAGGAGGTACTTTTAATGAGGATGATTTTAACTTTGATGATAATAATAATACTTTAACTGTTAAAGTTAACTCTATTTACACTGATATCTCCCAAATTATAGACACTCCTGTAGAACCAGTATTTACAGTTGAGCAACATGCTAAACAACCTTACGGACTAGACTTTAGAATAGTCCCAGCGGGTAAAGCAACTATAGGTCCTAATACTGCAGGAATAAGAATTAAATATTCAGACGTTTTTTAATAATATTTATAACCATGCTCAAACAATACATTCAAGAAGCACTAAAAGGGTTTAAAGCGCCTAAAAAATCATGCTCATGTGGCTGCGGTGGTTGTAGTGAAGCACAACCTAAACTCGCATTATTAGAAAGTAAAACGCCTATAAGCGAAGGTCTTCGCTACCACATCGAAAATAGCATCTCACTACAAGAGAATGTGTTTAGAATTGGATCTAAAAAATACCTTCAATTATTTGCTGAAGCAAGAATGCTCCTTGAGTGGGGTACTATTAGCTTAGATGAAAATAGTAAATTCCTTATTGAAAATACTGACATTGGTAAATTTGGAATCTACGAAGGCAAAAAAGTACCACTCGACTTACCAGCAATAGACGAAGCTGAATATCAAGGTAAAGAAGTAGCAATTGGAAAACCAAAACGTGGTGGTTCTAAAGCATACTACGTTTATGTAATGGACGGGGATAAAGTTAAAAAAGTATCATTTGGATCCGGCGGATTAAGAGCAAAAATTAGAGACCCAAAAGCGCGACAGGCATTTGCTGCTAGACATAACTGCGATCAGAAAAAAGATAGAACTACCCCAGGATATTGGAGCTGTAATCTCCCAAGATATGCTCCTGCTTTAGGTTTAGGGGCTAAAATGAACACTTATTGGTAATGAACAATTTCGACTACAAAGCATATTTAAAAAATAATTATCTCCTCCAAGAAGCGGAAGATAAAGAAGAAGCAGCATTTGATACTGAGTTTGATGCTTTAGGTGCTGAATTAGCTACTGCTATTGAAGATGAATTAGAAGGTAAAGAAGAAGAATTAAATGAAGTTGCTGGTGTAGTAGGTATAATTGGATATATCCTTTTATCAAATACAGTAGCAAATATGCTTGCTAAATTTGTTAAAAAACAAGCTGAAAAACGAGATTGGGGTAAGGGTAAAGAAGCAGCAGCTAAAATTTATAAGTGGACCCACGATAACGAAAAAGCATTCCAAGCTCCTATTAGAAGAATAGTCAGTTTATTTACTAAAGATAAAAAGAAACAAGACCAAATTGCCAGTGTTCTTTATGCTATTGTGATTTTAATGATGGCAGGCCAAGCAGGAGGTAATGCTGTTGGATATCTTAAAAAAGCTAGTTATCTTAAAGGTGGTTTGTATACTTTAAAATCTTTAGTTAAAGGTAAAGAAGTACACGCTATCTTTAAAAATGTACTTAGTGATATAGCAGGATAATGAATCCTTACACAGACAATTCAAATATAAGAACATTTGCTGAAGACGTAGACCCAATGTCATTAATTTGGCACGAAGATCAAGAAGATAGAACAATAGAAGTTATAGAAGGAAATGGGTGGAAATTTCAATTTGATAATGAACTCCCATTTGAATTAAAAGAAAATACAACGTTTGATATTCCTCGTGGATATTTACATCGTGTAATAAAAGGAAACGGAAAATTAACAATTAAAATTATAAAAAATGGATAGTCAAGAGTTATTTGAACAGATTGAGCACTTGTACGAAACGTTCAAGGCTGAACACAACGGTAAATCTAAAGCAGCTCATGGTAGAGCTAGAAAAGCTTTAGGTGAACTCAAAAAATTAGTAACTGAATACAGAAAAGCATCTGTAGCAGAAGATAAAGCATAATGTCCCATAAATTAACTTCAAATACATCTGTAGTATACAATGCAGAAACCCAAGCTTCAGGAGTACTAGAAATAGTACCTGAACAAATTATTTACCAAAATGATGGAGGAAATTACCATAATGTGATGCTCCAACTCCCAGTAAAAGTAAGTGGATCTAATGCTTATGTAGCGGGGTTAGGGTACAATATTTCTGAAGCAGATTGGAATACGTTTTTTGAATCCCAAACTTTCACCTCTACTGATGAATTTGGTAAACAAGAAGAAGCAGCATTGTATTATGCTTTATCCCAAATTAATGGAGCTTGGGGGTTAACTGAAAGTGATTGGACTTATAGTGTATAATTTATAGGTGGATTCATAGCCCACCGATCTTATTAAAAATTTAGACAGCTGTGGCGTCATCAAACTTGATGACGTCACTTTTTTTTCGTATATTTAGACAACTTCAAATTATAAAATGGAAAAAATAGTAATAATCGGAGCAGGTGTAGCAGGCGTAAATGCTGCTACTAAATTAGTAGATAATGGTTATCCGGGTGATCATATTACCATCATTGATATGGGTAATGATCCTTACAAGCGCAAACCTGAAGAAGTAATGACAGGTTTTATGGGTGCTGGAGGATGGAGTGATGGTAAACTTACTTACCACACAGCAATTGGAGGACATATGTCTAAGTATTGTGGTGAGGAAAAGGCAATGGAATTGTTTGATGAGGTAATCACCAACTTTAAACGTTTTCACCCCAAACCAGAGGAAGTACAATGCTCAAACCCAGAAGCAGAACCAGATTTTATTAAACCATACTTTGGACTTCGATTATTCCCAGTATGGCACGTAGGTACAGATTACTTGCATGAAATTGGTAAAAATTGGTACGATTATCTTTGTGATAAGGGTGTTAAATTTGAATGGCAATCTAAGGTAGTTTCAATTGACTTTGAAAATCAAACAGGTTGGTATCATCAAACACCTTCTACTCCACAATCAGATTTAGAACATTCATTTGAATATGACCGCTTGATTTTTGGTGTGGGTAAATCAGGAATTGATTTTGGTAAAAAATTAGCCGAAAAATATAACTTCCCAACCGAACCAAAACCAGTACAAATTGGTGTACGTTTTGAAGCACCACAAAAACACTTTCAAAAGCTTATTGATGTAAGTTATGATTTTAAATTATATCGTAAATTTGATGATGAAGGTGTATCACTCCGTTCATTTTGTACTAATAACAATGCAGCATATGTAGCACTTGAGGAAACTTATGGAGATTATAGTTACAATGGTCATGCCAAAAAAGATGAAGCATATCGTAATGATATGACTAATTTTGGTATTTTAATGGAGGTTCAAGGGATTGATAATCCATTTGATTGGTCTCGTGAATTGGTTTCTAAAGTACAAAAAACAGGTATTGTTAGTGGTGAAGGATACGGAGGAAAACGTGCTATAGGTAGATTTGAATCTAAGTATAAAGCGGGTCTATATTATTCCCCTTCACGAGAAAAAACCCACACATCAGAAGGTGATTGGGTAAAAGCACATTATATTAACGAAGAAGGACTTCAAGAAGTACGAGATGCTTTCCAAGGTTATTTTACCTATATTGAAGATTTTATTGAAGATATGAAAAAAGTATTCCCAACATTAGGAGATGATTGGGGTATGTACATTCCTGAAGTAAAATATCTTTCACCTGAACCTCTTGTAGATTATGATACATTAGCACTTGCTGATTTTAATAATGTACATTTTGTAGGTGATGCACTAAGTGCTCGAGGAATCACAGTATCAGGAGCACAAGGAACTTACGTAGCAGAATATATTATTCACTGTAATAATGAAGAATTATTTTTTCACTTAGAAGATGCAAATTATATTGGTGGTTTAACAATGCCTAAAAAATAAAAAAAATGGAAAAAGATAATAAGTGGCCAAAGCCAAAGAAAATGAAAACCCCTGATGGTACTATTGTACATCACTGGGATGGTAAATTACATAATTGGGAAGGACCTGCTCTTATACCTGAGGGTGTTTATCGCAATAGAGAATATTATCTTTATGGTATTAAATATACTGAAGAAGAGTGGAAAGAAATCAAACGAGATAGAAATGGGGTTCCATGGTATAAGAATCCTGCAATGAGAGAATCAGCACGTCAAGGAGGTTAAATAGTATTACAATGAAAATAGGTTTTTGTGGGACAATGTCGGTAGGTAAAACAACGCTTGTTAATGCGTTGAAAGAATTACCTGAATTTAAAGGATATAATTTTGCTACTGAACGTAGTAAGTATCTTAGTTCATTGGGTATACCATTGAATCATGAAACTACTATTGAGGGTCAAACTATATTCCTTGCAGAACGTGTTACTGAATTAATGCAAGAAAATCTTATTACTGATAGAACAATTATTGATGTTATGGCATTTACTAATTGCGCTAAAAGAGTAAGTTATTTAGATGGTGATGCGTTTAAAGAATATGCTAAACGATTCATAAAACAATATGACTTTATATTTTATATCTCACCAGAGGGATTAGGTATAGAGGATAATGGTGTTAGAGAAACAAATGCTGAATATAGAAAAGAAATTGATGAAGAAATTCAAAAATTATTGTTTGAATGTCGTCCTATCTTTTATACTATTAAGGGATCGACTGATGAGCGCATTGCGCAAATTTTAAAAACTATCAAACGTTAATATTTATTAATAGATGAAATTTCAACTTACCATATATGGGTTAATTTTTTTATTAGGAATGTTGATAGGAGGGGGAGTAATTTGGTTTATAGTAAATGATTTTGTAAATAAAGCAAAAATAGAAGCTGAACAAAAATTTAATGATTTACTTGATCAAGAAAAATCTAAATATTCTACTGAACTTTTAAATTTAGAATCTTCAAAAGAAGAATTAGAATTATTAGTAAATTCAACCCAAAATGAAATAGACAGTTTAAATTCTGCTATTTCAACTAGAACTAAAGAGTTAAATAGATTAAAAAAGGATTATAATGATAAAGTATCTAAAATTAATGGTATGTCTCACAATGAGCTTACCACTTTTTTCTCAAACCGCTACGGATACTGATTCTTTAATTAGTATTCCTACAGGTTATGCTCGTCAAATTGCTGGTGAGCTTACTTTATATGATTTTTGCAAACAAGAAAGGGATTCATTAAAAGTAGAAATTAATGATTTAAACTCTACTATATCTCTAAACCAGGTTTTACTAGAAGAATATAAACTTACCACCGACTCCTTATTTAAGGTGAATAAAGAAATTCTTAATCAAACTTCTGCTTTACAGGTAGAAGTTACAAACAAAGAAGAAAAAATTACTAAATTAAGAAATACCCGTAATTTTACATTTTTAACTACTATTTTAACGGCTGTGCTTCCTGTTATATTAAAAAGTGAGTGATTTAAAACAAATAATAAGGCAAGAATATTTAAAGTGTGCTCAAGATCCTGTACACTTTATGAAAAAATACTGTATGATTCAACATCCACAAAGGGGTAGAATCAACTTTCATTTATATCCTTTCCAAGAAAAAGTTTTACACTTATTCCAAGATAATCCTTATTCAATTATACTTAAGTCTCGTCAGTTAGGTATATCTACTTTATCAGCAGGATATTCCTTATGGTTAATGATTTTCCATAAGGATAAAAATATACTTTGTATAGCTACTAAACAGGAAACTGCTAAAAATATGGTTACAAAGGTTAAATTTATGTATGAAAATTTACCTTCGTGGCTTAAAGTAGATTATGAAGAAAATAATAAACTAACTCTTCGATTAGCAAACGGCTCCCAAATCAAAGCAACTTCAGCATCAAGTGATGCAGGTAGATCCGAAGCAGTTTCTCTTCTACTAATTGATGAGGCTGCTTTTATTGAAAATATTGGTGAGATATGGGCTTCAGCTCAACAAACCCTTGCTACTGGGGGTGGGTGTATAGCACTATCTACTCCTTACGGTACAGGTAATTGGTTCCATCAAACATGGGTTAGAGCTGAAGCTAATGAAAACGAATTTTTACCCATTAAATTGCCTTGGTTTGTTCACCCTGAACGAGACCAAACATGGAGAGATAGGCAAGATGAATTACTAGGAGACCCTAGAATGGCAGCACAAGAATGTGACTGTGATTTTAGCACTTCGGGCGATATAGTATTCTACCCAGAATATATTGAATTTATAGAAAAATCAACAGTAAGAGAACCACTTGAAAGACGAGGAGTAGATCAAAATTTATGGATTTGGGAACCTGCTGATTATACTAGACAATATCTAATATCAGCTGACGTAGCTAGAGGGGATGGTAAAGATTATTCTGCATTTCATATTTTTGATTTAGTAAATGCCACCCAAGTAGGTGAATATAAAGGACAAGTATCAACCAAAGATTTTGGTAATATACTTACAGCAATAGCAACTGAATACAATAATGCTTTGTTAGTAGTAGAAAATGCTAATATAGGGTGGAGTACTATTCAAACTATAATTGAACGTAATTATCCTAATCTTTATTATTCACCTAAATCAGACGCAGTAAGTGTAGATTCATACCTACAGAATTATGAAAATAATTCAAGTATGACTGCAGGATTTACAATGTCAACTAGGACTCGTCCTATGGTCATTGGTAAATTTCAAGAATATGTTGCTGATAAAGGAGTTACTATTCAATCAAAACGTTTAGTAGAAGAGATGAAAACGTTTATTTGGAAACATGGTAGAGCAGAAGCTCAAACGGGTTATAATGATGATTTAGTAATGAGCTTTGGTATCGGCTTATATGTACGAGATACTGCACTTAAATTTAGACAACACGGAGTAGATGTCACAAAAGCAGCTTTAGGTTCTTTTCATAAAACAACAACTAATTACCAAGGAGCTTATTTCTCTACAGGACAAGATAATCCTTACCATATGGATAATGGAAAAGGAGGAACTGAGGACTTTAGTTGGCTTTTGTAATATTTATTCATATATTAATATACTATGGCTGATACTAGCGTATTTACAAGACTAAAAAGATTATTTTCTACGGATGTATTAATTCGTAATGTTGGCGGTAACAAGCTTAAAGTATTAGACTTTAGTAACTACCAACAAACTGGACAAGTTGAAACCAATTCAATGGTTGATAGGTATAATCGTTTATATACTACTAACCAAGCCCCCATATACAATCCAGCATTAAATTATCAAACTTTAAGAACCCAATTATATTCTGATTATGAAGCAATGGATACTGATGCTATCATTGCTTCCTCTTTAGATATATTAGCTGATGAATCTACCCTTAAAAATGCTATGGGTGAGGTTCTCCAAATTAAATCCCCAGACGAAAATTTACAGAAAATTCTATACAATCTTTTTTATGATGTTTTAAATATAGAATTTAATCTTTGGATGTGGATTCGCCAAATGTGTAAGTATGGTGATTTTTTCCTAAAGTTAGAAATTGCAGATCAGTTTGGTGTTTATAATGTAATCCCTTACACTGCATATAATATTGTTAGAGAAGAAAAAATTAGTGAATCTAACAACCATCAAGTAGAAGTTAAATTTAAATTTGACCCTGATGGTTTAAGTGGAGGTGGAGAATATGGTGGTTATTTTGGCGGTTTGCAAAGTGCAGGAGGTAATACAAAAAGTAGAGCTATCTATTTTGACAACTATGAAATCGCTCACTTTAGACTTTTATCAGATGTAAATTATCTTCCATATGGTAGAAGTTATATAGAACCCGCACGTAAATTATTTAAACAATATGTGTTAATGGAGGATGCTATGTTGGTACACAGAATTGTACGTGCTCCTGAAAAGCGTATTTTTTATATAAATGTAGGTGCTATCCCACCTGCTGAGGTAGAAAACTTTATGCAAAAGACTATCTCAAAAATGAAACGTACTCCTTATGTTGACCAACAGACGGGAGATTACAACTTAAAATATAATATGCAAAACCTCTTAGAAGATTTTTATATCCCACTTAGAGGTAATGATGCTTCAACTAAAATAGAAACAACACCTGGCTTACAGTATGATGGTATAACAGATGTTGAATACTTAAGAGATAAATTATTTGCGGCATTAAAAGTTCCCAAGGCATTCCTAGGATATGCTGAAGATGTAGAAGGTAAAGCTACATTAGCTTCTATGGACATTAGATTTGCTCGTACAGTAGAACGCATCCAACGAATTATCCTCTCAGAATTATACAAAATTGCGGTTGTACACCTTTATACACAAGGGTATGATGGTGATGATTTGGTTAATTTCGAACTTAATTTAACTACTCCTTCAATTATCTATGACCAAGAAAGAGTAGTATTAATGAAAGAAAAGATGGAATTGGCTACTCAAATGATGGAGTCTAAATTATTCCCTTCTGACTTTGTTTACGATCATATCTTCCACTTTAGTGAAGATGAATATACTGAATTTAGAGATTTAGTTAATGAGGATGCTAAACGTACATTCCGCAATACTCAAATTGAATCTGAAGGAAATGATCCACAAGAAACAGGACAATCATATGGTACCCCACATGATTTAGCTTCATTATATGGTAAAGGTAGATACTATGACGAACCAGACAATGTGCCTGCTGGATATGATGAAAAATTAGGACGTCCTGAAGAAAAAGTTTCTAATATTAATACACAAGATAGTAACTTTGGTAAAGATAGATTGGGTGCAAAACGAATGAAGGATACTGATAAAAATGATTCTGATTCAATACGTCCTACATATAAAGGAGGTTCTCCTATGGCTTTAGAAGCTAAAACCACTTATTTACAAAATAAAGATATGCTTAAAAGGATTCCAATAAATCGCAAACAGCTAGTATTTGAGCAAGATGAGTCGCTATTAGATGAAGGTAATTTAAAGGAATAAGAAATTTTATATATTTATAAAAAAGCCTATCAATGAGAATCAAACATTCTAAGTATAAAAATACGGGCCTTTTATTTGAGCTTTTAGTAAGACAAATAACTGCTGACACTTTGTCTAGTGGTGAGTCTGCTTCTCTTAATATTTTAAAAAAAGCATTTGCTAAAACTGAATTAGGGAAGGAATATAAACTATACGAATCATTATTTAAGAATAAGAATTTAAGTGAAGGTAAAGCAGATATTACCTTAAATACTATATTAGAAGCAACTCGTAAATTAAATAGAAGTGCCTTAAGAAGGGAAAAATATAATCTAATTAACGAAATCCGTAAACATTATAATTTAGAGGAATTTTTTAAACACCAAGTTCCTAACTATAAGGGATATGCTTCTTTCTATAAACTAATAGAAATTTACAATTCAGATAAATTATCTGAAACCGATGAAATTATTTCTAATAAGGTAACAATATTAGAATACCTTACGGAACGTCCTATTAGTGAAAAGAAAGTAAAACAGGATTTAGTAGAGGAATTTAGTAAGTACGATAAGGATTTAAGAATTCTTACTTACAAAGTAATGCTTGAAAAATTTAATGGTAAGTATTCTAATTTAAACAAAGGTCAAAAAGAAATACTTAAAGAATTTATCAATTCAATTGATAATACCCCTCGTTTAAAGGAAATTTACAACACTAAAATTGTTGAAGTAAAAAATACCTTAACTTTACAAGCTAAAAAAGTAAAAGATGAAGCTACTAAAATTAAATTATTAGAAGTAGTTAAATTACTTAAAGAATTAGATAAAGGTTCTAAAATTAATAACGATGATTTAATTAATCTTCTTCAATATTATTCTTTAACTGAAGAAGTAGCTAAAGTAATTAAATAATGGCACAAACTATCAAACCTAAAGATTTAAACCCAGATTTTATTAAAAAAATTGAAGATACTTACGGAAAGGTTGATATGAAAAATGATTTTTTTAGCCCCGATTTATCAACTTATTATAAAACAAATCCTAGTCTAAAAAAACCAGGTAGTGAAAGAACAGGAACTTGGCAGGACGTTATAGATCTCCCTACTTTTAATAAATTATTTTCGGATTTAGGTAATGCTAGAAATACTGCTAAAGGTTTAAAAACTAAAAAAGAATTAAGAAACGATACTGAGTTTCAAGCCCAAGCAGATAATGTAATAGATACTTTTAATTCATTTAGAACGTTCTTTAGAACAAATTATCCTGATCAGTATGCTATGGCTAAAAGAACAGTAAAAGAAACTATGGGTATGGCTTATAATACCCCTTACGCATTTGGTAAGGCTAATACCTCACAATATACATCAATAGGTTATAAACCAGTTAATCAAAAAGCTCTTAGAAAGAAATCTAAGGGGATGGATTATGTAGATTTATACAAAGATTAATATTTATTAATATGACAAGCGAAATTATATATAAATTCCAAGAATTTTTAGCTGAAGCAGCTAAAGCAGAAGAAAAGAAGACTACTAAAGAAGTCAATGAAAAAGAAACTGCTGGCTACGATTATAAAGACAAAAAGAATCTAAACAACCAAATCTTTGACCAGTATATTAATGGTTTAAGGGTTGAAATGGAAAAAGATCCTAAATTAACTATAGATGAAGCAAGAGAAGTAGTAGCTAAAAATTTAGAAAAAGATCCTATTTTTTATACTAAAAATGCTGCTTTTAAAGTAGATGGTTTAGGATACGAAGAATTAAAACAACAAGAAGAACCTAAGGGTAAATATAAATCCTCCGGCTACGGAGACTTAAAAGAAAATGATATGAAAGAATTAAATAATTTTAAAAATTTTTTATTAACAGAAGAAGAATTCCAAGTTGATCCTAAAAAACATCCCTATGTAAATGTTGAATACGAAATGGAGGATGGAAAATTAGCCCAAGTTGTTAAAGTTAAAGGTAATGATTTAATTTTTCAAGCAATGCAAGGTGGGAAGACTTATTATATGTCCAAACCAACCTTCGATCAGGATCTTAAAAAGGGGTCAATTAAAGTTAACCCTGAAGATATAAAAAAAAGTCTCAATGGTAACCCTAAATCTGCCCTTGATACACCCAATTTTGTATGGAGTGGTTTTAAAGAACCAAAACTATCAGAATCTACTACTTCAGATAAATTAAAAGAATTATTAGAAGAAGCTGTAGCTGGTATTCCCTCTATTGGAAATCCTTTTGCTAATCGTAAAAAAGAAGCTTATGAAAATAGCTTTGAAGCCTTTTTAGCAGAAGAAAATAAAGGAACTATTAATGACCCTAAAGGCTCTACAGCCCACGGTAACATTGCTGAAGAAGATGATATGAAAGAAGGTGAAGCTGCTTATGAATATGAAAAAGGCAAATCAGCAGGTGAAAAGGAAGAAAAGAAAAAAATGAAAAAGGAAGGCAGAATGAAAATGTCTGAAGTCCTTAAAGAAGCAGAGCGTTTAGGTGAGATTGCTCGTAAAAAAGTAGAATCTAAAATTTACGAAAGAGCAATCGAAGAAAGAAAAAGAGCAATGTCCATCAACGAAGATGAATCTCTCTCAGAATTCATTAATCAGGAAGCTATTAAAGAAGTTGAAAAAGAAATCAAGGAATTAGAAAAAAAGTTGATGGAAGTAATAGCTGATAAAAATACTATGACTGGAGGAAAATGAGACAAACCCTCATAGATACTCAACTTTTTAGGCTTTCACCTCAAGCAATTACCGAAGCGGTTAAGACCGAAAATGGTAACTTAATTGTTGAGGGTAAATTACAATCTGCTGAAACTCAAAACGGTAATGGTAGATCTTACCCTAAAGAAATTTTAGCTAGAGAAGTTGAAAACTATAAAAAAGGCCCAATAGCAGAAAATAGAGCATTAGGTGAATTAGACCATCCTGATTCTTCTATTATTAATCTCAAAAATGTTTCACATAATATTAAAGACGTTTGGTGGGATGGGGATCACGTAATGGGTAAAATTGAAATATTACCAACCCCCTCAGGCAACATATTAAAAGAGTTATTTAAAAACGGAATTACAGTAGGTGTATCTTCTAGAGGAATGGGTAGTTTAAAACCTGGTTCTAATGGAGTACAAGAAGTACAAGATGATTTCGAATTGTTATGTTGGGATTTTGTATCAACCCCTTCTACACCAGGTGCTTATGTTCATCCTATAAGCGAAGGATTAGATTCTTCTGCTACGGTTACTAATGAGTACTATAAAATAAACGAAATAATTACTGAAATATTATGTAACAACGGACAGTGTCCAATTATATAAAACTTACCCCCTCGGTGTAAAGGAAGGAGAGATGCAAAAAATTGCATCTCTCTTTTTTTCTATATATTTATCGCAAGAATGTGTCGTCAGTCTATACGGTACTTTAATTATTATTAATCACTATTACGCTTTTACAGAATAAGCGTACTTTCCCAAAAAAATTTAGGAACAATGGCAAACAGAGATTTGTTAGCAGACGCTATTGCTGATGCAAAAGCAGTCAAAGAAGTCGCTATCGCTAATGCGAAAGCCGCTTTAGAAGAAGCTTTCACACCTCATCTTAAGGACATGCTTGCTCAAAAAATCAATGAAATGGAAGATATGGACGAAGAGTTAGATCTTACAGAAGTTGATAAAGACAAGATGGATGAAGAGAAGGAGATGGATGAAGGTTATGGTAAGGAATCCATGGATGAAATGGAAGACATGGATGAAGAACTCGATTTAGATGAAATTCTAGCCGAGTTAGAACTCGAAGAGGGTGAAGAAATCGACGAAGTCGAGGAAATGGATGAAGCTAAGGACGAAATGGACGAAGCTGAAGACATGGACGAAGCTGAAGAAGAAATCAACCTCGAAGATATGAGTGAAGAAGAGTTAAAAGACATGATCGAAGATGTTATCGAAGACATGGTTGCTTCTGGTGAACTCGAAGCTGGTGGAGACCCCGTTGAAATGGTAGATGATGAAGAGGAAGAAGAAGAAGGAGGAGAAGAAATGGAAATGGATGTCGAAGCAAGTGAAGAAGAAGTTGAATTAGAAGAAGAAAAAGTTGATGAAGAAAAAGAAAAGATGGAAGAGGAATTAGCAGAAGCTAAAGCTGCTATTAGACAATTACGTTCTGATCTTAATGAAGTTAACTTACTTAACTCTAAATTACTCTACACTAACAAGATTTTCAGAGGTAAAAACCTCACAGAAAATCAGAAAATTAAAGTTTTGAAGGCTTTTGATAAGGCCGAAACAGTAAAAGAAGCTAAATCTATCTTTGAAACTCTTAATGAAAACTTAGTTGCTAAGTCTACTAAGTCTAACATTAGAGAATCATTTGGTATGGCTTCTAAGCCTGCGGGCGTTGCTCCAAAGCGTAATTTGAATGAAGGTATTGTTCAAGAAGATGCTATGGTAGCACGCTTTAAAAAATTAGCAGGTATTAATTAATTTTTAACTTTAAAAACAAAACAAAATGTCAAACTTAAATTCTCTTTTAGAGAGCGCTAACCAGTGGAAGTCAGTACAATCTGACGCTGCTAAGTTAGCCAATAAGTGGTCAAGAACAGGTTTGTTGGAAGGTCTTTCTTCTGAGATGGACAAGAACAACATGTCTTTGATCCTTGAAAACCAAGCGAAACAACTCGTAGTTGAGACTTCTCAAACTGGTGGTGGAATCGCTTCTACTGGTAATTTCCAAACTGGTACTGGTGAACAGTGGGCTGGTATTGCTTTACCCCTCGTAAGAAAGGTATTTGGTCAAATTGCAGCGAAAGATTTCGTTAGCGTTCAACCAATGAGCTTACCTTCAGGTCTCGTTTTCTTCCTTGATTTCCAGTATGGTACTGAAAAATTAGGTGGAAAATTCACTGCAGGTGATGATGTATTCGGTGCAGGTTCTATGTACGGTGTTACTGATACTACTTCTGCTCCAACCGATGGTTTATATGGTGCTGGTAAGTGGACTTACTCTACAAACGTTACCCAATCTGGTGTTACTCCAAGCGCAATCGCTTCAGGATCTTGGGTTGAAGTAGGATACGATGCTGCTTTATCATCTTCTGTTGCGGGTCAACCAACTACTGCAACTTTGAAAAAACTCACTATTGCTGCTTCTTCATTTAACAACCCAGATTTGGCAGGTGTTAGAGGCTTCTCAGTTTCTGGTTCAAATGTAACTTCAAACGTTGCTGCTTATAACGTTGTTGATGGTACTAACGTAGTATTGTTTGTTCAAGGTACAGCTGGTGTTGACCCTTCAGGATTAGTTGTTACTTACGTACAACAACCAACTGATCAATACAGAGGTGACTTCGAAGATGGTAATACGGCATTAAACGGTGAAAACAACCCAATCGACATCCCAGAAATCAACATCAAGATGAAGTCTGAAGCAATCGTTGCTAAGACTAAAAAGCTCAAAGCTGTATGGACTCCTGAGTTCGCACAAGATTTGAATGCTTACCACAGCTTGGATGCTGAGGCTGAGTTGACTTCAATCATGAGTGAGTACATCGCTCTTGAGATTGACTTGGAAATCTTGGGTATGTTGGTTGAAAATGCCTTGACTACTGAATACTGGTCAGCTAGAAACAACGAACAATTTGATGCTAATGGTGCAGTAGATAACGGTACTTTCTACAACACTCAAGGTCAGTGGTTCCAAACCCTCGGTACTAAAATCAACAAGGTATCTAACAAGATCCACCAGTTGACTTTAAGAGGAGGTGCTAACTTCATGGTATGCTCACCAACAATCGGTACTATCTTGGAATCAATCCCAGGATTTGCTGCTGCTGATGGTGCTGATGCTGAAACTATGAACTATGCATTCGGCATCCAGAAAGTTGGTAACTTGAATGCTAAGTATGAAGTTTACAAGAACCCATACATGACTGAAAACACTATTTTGTTAGGCTTCAGAGGTTCACAATTCTTGGAAACAGGTGCTACTTTCGCTCCTTACATTCCATTGATCATGACTCCTCTCGTATACGATCCAACGACCTTCACTCCAAGAAAAGGTCTCTTGACTCGTTACGCTAAGAAGATGTTGAGACCTGAATACTACGCTAAGATTTACGTAGCAGGTTTGAACACTATCTAATATAGAGTTTAGAATATACTAAGAGAAAGCCCCACTTCGGTGGGGCTTTTTTATTCTCTAGTAAGTATACTATATTTATAGCAAACAAATAAAAGTATATATTAAATGAAAGAGACACCATCTCAGTTGCCTATTCCGGCATTCGTTATGAATTTTCCCTTCACTCTAGACACAAAAGTTCCAAATAATATTTGGATGCAAGAGTTAGAAGAAGAAGCACTTAAAATAAATAAAGGAGTTGCTTATCGTCAATTTTTAGATCTATATCAATTTGTAGCTGGTAACGGATTAGTTTGTAATTTACCTTCTAAAGGAGATTACCAAGATTTAGTTTATGTAGCTAATTTAGGTATTTACCTTCCTCATATTAAGGACTCAAATAACATCATATTATCCAACTTTACTTCAGAACCACGCCAAGGTGAAGAAGAAGTAGGTAAGCCATTTTTTGAATTAATGGGTTATAATGTTCATATGTGTCCTTTTAAGTGGGAAGGAGAAGCCGACCTAAAATACCTTTACGATAATGTTTATATAGGAGGATATGGAATCCGTTCAGATATTAAAGCATATGAATGGATGGAAGAAAACTTTGATATGAAAATTATTAAAGTTGAAATGGTTGATGATTATTTATACCATTTAGATTGTTCTATTTTCCCGTTGACTAAAGACAAAACATTAATTTGCACGGAACTCTTCAACGAAGATGAATTAGCGCAATTATCACAATATACTGAAGTAATAGACGTAGATGTTGAGGACGCTCTCAATGGGATAACCAACTCAGTTCGTTTAGGTAATACTATGTTGTGCGCTTCTAACATTTCTGAGATGACTAGAGCAGATGAAAATTATGAAGCCGAAAAACATAAAATAGAAAGCCTAGAAAAAATATGCTTTAACGAAGGACTTGAACCTGTATTCTTTAACTTATCAGAATATATGAAATCAGGTGCTATGTTAAGTTGTATGATGATGCATTTGAACTATGTTGATCAAACTAAATCTCTTCTCTAATGGCACAATATCTTGAAGATTGGTTAGACGGAGAAGTAGCAGAACTCTCAAAATTAGAAGTAGGTGAATTATCTAATACCTTCTTTTTTAGAGACCCAATGCGTCCCAACTATATAGATTACAAACATTTTTACTCCCCAGCTGATGGTACAATTTTATACCAAAAAGTTGTACAAAATGCTGACGAACCTATAGTAGAAATAAAAGGTATGAATTATACCATCCAAGATGTACTTGGAGATAAAACATACAATAAACCATCATTAGTGATTGGCATATTTATGTCATTTTATGATGTTCATATAAATAGAATACCATATGCTGGTATATTACAATATAAAGGTTTAGATCCTATAGAATCCACTAACAAACCTATGTTAGCTATAGAAAAGGATATTTTAAATGCAGCTATTAACCCTAATAATTTAGAATATCTCAAGTATAACGAAAGAATGTGGAATAAAATTTATTCCCCTCAGTTAGATTACACTTATTATTTAATACAAATTGCAGATGAAGACGTAAACGTCATAGCCCCTTTCATTAATGATCAGAATTCCCCTGTATCACAAAATGAACGTTTCTCACTTATAAGATGGGGTTCGCAAGTTGATTTAGTTCTTCCACTCGATGAAAGATACGATTTTGACCTTGTCTTAGAAGATGAAATGCATGTGAACGCAGGATTAGACAAACTAGTTAAAATTAATTTTAGAAATGACCCATTTCAATACCACTCCCGAAGCTGAAGAAATCTTTAGAGGGAAAAAAATAGTGAAGAATCCAATAAAATTTAAAGTCCAACTTAACGACGAACAAAAAGAAGCAAAACAATTAATATTAGATAATACAATTACTATGTTAGCTGGACAAGCAGGTTCTGGTAAAACTTTATTAGCATGTCAAGTAGCTTTAGATGGTCTTATTAGAAGAGTATACCAAAAAGTAATAATTACTCGCCCTACTGTATCAAAAGAAGATATAGGATTTCTCCCAGGTGATTTAAGAGAAAAAATGGACCCTTGGGTGCAACCAATTTATCAAAATTTCTTTACTTTATATGATAAAGCTAAAGTTGAAAAATTTATAAAAGATGGTTTAATAGAAATTGTACCTGTATCATTTATGAGGGGTAGAACATTTTTAGATTCGTGTGTTATTGTAGACGAAGCACAAAACGTAACTCATGAACAAATGGAAATGATTGTAACCCGTTTAGGTTTACGTTCCAAAATGATGATATGTGGAGACCAACACCAAACAGATCTAAAGAAAAAATCAGATTCTGGATTTAAATTTTTATATAAAGCATCTCGTAAAATTAAAAATTTAGAAGCAATTACACTTACTTCAAATCATCGTAATGAAATTGTAGAAGATTTAAGAAATTACTATAACGATAACCAAATTTATTAAAAATGGCTAAACGTACACCTTTTGAATGGGGAAATGCTAACTTTGCTTGGGATAAAAATCCCTTTGGAGCAAGGCAAAGTACCAACCCATTCACTTGGGATGATTGTGCGTTAGTTGAAGAAGTTGTAAAAGCCGGAAAGGCATATGGTGATGTCTTTAAAGACGAAAAAAAGAAAAAACGTTTTATAAAACTTATATGTCAAATAGAGGGCGTAGAATACAAAGAAACCAAAGAAGTCAAGGAAAGGCAAATACGTATCACGGACGTAGCATTGGTTGCTAAGGAAGTATTAGGAATTGACATAAAAATAGACGTGTAATGTATAAATTATTTACAGATAAAACTGAACTCTTTGAGTGTAATATAAAATTAGAGGGTGCCTCACTAAAAAATAGTAGAGCACGTCTATTAGTAGAATCTGAAGATTTAAATCTTGTCTTTAATGGCACCATTAGCTCTACAGGTAAATGTCAAATTCCTATTAAAAAATTAAAAGGATTATTAGATGAAAGTGTTGAAGGTAATTTAAAATTAGAAGTAATTGCTGAAGACACTTATTTTACTCCTTGGGAATCTAAATTTACAGTAGACACTTCTAGAAAAGTTACGGTAGAAGTTAAGTCACAACAAAATAACGAAATCTTAACCGAATCAAAACCTGAAGTTTCTGTAAGTAATGTTAAAAATAGCGTGTCTCTTCACGAAAGGGAACATATCATTACAATACTGCGAATGTTGATAAAGGAGGATATCAATTTAGATAACCTCTCTATTAAAAAGGATAAACTCAACAATCTTGTTGGTACTTACTTACGAAACAATGAAATTACCCCTAACCAAAAGGAAAAAATTATTGAAGGAGTTTTAACAGGGTTGTCTAAAATAGGTTAAGATGGCACTACCTGATTTAACAGGGCAAAATATAGAAAATACGTACCAAAGGGTTATACAAACCGATGGTACAAATTTTTATGACGGAACAGGTTCTCTAGTTAATTTTGGAGGAGCTGTTTTCCCGTACACGGGCAGTGCTATAATCTCAGGAAGCCTTATAGTAACAGGCTCTACCGACATACAATACTTAACAGCTTCAGGACTTAATTATCCTGACACAGATGGAACTGAATTTATGGTTCTTAGAACTGATGGGAATGGGAATCTCTCATTTGATTATTCAGATAGAACAAGTATTGAAGTAAGAACAATTGAAGCTGTAACTAAGGGAGACCCCTTAAGAGTTGTAGGATTTAACAATGGGCAAAATAGAGCTGAAGTTAGAAGAGCAGATGCTCTAAATCCCTCTTTAATGCCTTCATATGGTTTAGCTTATGAAACTGTAGGTGCTAATGTTAATACCCAAATGATAGCATTAGGAGCTTTAGATAATGTCAATACCCAAATAGCCCCTAATGATTTTCAAGAAAGTGATATACTCTATGTCCAGGTAGGTGGAGGCCTTACAAATGTAAAACCCACAGGAAGTGCCCTAATACAAAACGTTGGTAAAGTTGCAAGAAGACAACAAAATTCGGGAGAAATATTAGTATCAGCTATTGGTAGAAGCAATGATATTCCTAATATCCAACCGGGGTATGCTTGGGTTGGTAACGAAAATTGGGTTGCTACTGCCGTTCCTACTTCGTCATTTAACGAAGACCCATTCCCATACACGGGAAGTGCCGCAATTAGCGGTAGTTTGGAAGTAACAGGAGATGTTACAATATACGGCACTGCTTCTGTTAATGTATTGATAACAAATTATGAATCATCATCAATAATTTATTCATCTGGTTCAACTAAATTTGGTGACAGTTTAGATGATACCCATATATTCACAGGCAGTGTTAGTATTACGGGTAGTTTAGATGTAGACAATACAATTACTGCGGTAACAGGTTCGTTTTCACACCTTAAAGGAAATTCACCTATAACTGTACAGGATTCTGTTACATTCCAAAGTGATATTACTGCGAGTGGAGATTTAAAAGTAGGATCATGGAAAATCCTTTCTTCTAGTAATTATATAATTCCCGAAAGTGTAAGTGGAACTAACGGAAGTACATTTGTAATTCAAGGCCAAAGCTCTACTACAGGCACAGGAGGAGAACTTTTACTAAAAGGTGGATATTCGGGAGGACCTCAAGCTGGGGCTAAACTTAGATTAGAAGGAGGAGATCCTTATGGTCAAATTCATGTAGGAAGATCGGGACAAACTGTTTATCTCAATGCCGGGGGTCCCTATAGTGGACATGGAGCTATTTTCCAACAAAATGGACGTTACCTTAGATTTGGATGGAATACTACTCCAGGTATTCCTAATCCTTATTTTAGGATAACAGGCACATCCTCTGATGGACTACACTTTGAATCTAATAAGTATTATCAATTTAGTAATAATACTATTATTAGTGGTTCTCTTACAGTATCCCAATCAGTTAGCGCCTCCACATACTACGGCGACGGCTCCAATCTCACAGGTATAGATACTGACCCATTCCCATATACAGGAGATGTTATTATTACGGGTTCTAATTCTAATGCTGCTTCTGCTTCTTTAGAAATAGTTAATTCAAATGAATATCCCCTTCTATCTCTTAAAAATGATGGAACATTATCTTTGGGTCATAACGTACTTAATACTACTACAGGCAATTTAAGGCTTATAAATAGAAGTGGAGATTCCTGGATGGGGGGTCAAAATTTATGGGGTAATATTAGTGCGGGTATAATGATTCAATCTGAACCTACTAATCCTTTATATTTTAGAAATCTACTATTTTATGTAAAAAGTGATCAAGGTGCGGGTGCCGGAGTCGAAAAAATGAGATTCGACTACAATGGTAATTTAGGTATAGGAACCTCATCTCCCCAAGAACGCCTCCATGTAAATGGTAATGCTGTAATTACAGGCTCAAATTCACTAGCAGGTAATTATGCTCTCAAAGTAGCAAATAGTTCTGGTACTGATATACTAGCAGTTGAGAATGATGGTAATATTGGTATAGGAACAGATAATCCTTCTGCCCAACTCCATTTACAAGATGGTACTAGTAGATTTAGAATTAACACTACAGCCCATCAAATAGAAATGGGTACTGCTGGTATTTTCTTTAATACTCTTACCTTTGGCACAGGTACTATGACTTTAAATAATAGTGGTAACACAGGTAATGATACCTTTACAGCAGGACCTGGATATGTTGTTACTAATTTACTTAGGTCGGGTATAAATGGTAACCAATATTCTAAATTAACCCTAGAAAGTAGATATTATGGTATATCCACAGCTACTTCTGCTATGGATTTTAGGGTATTTGGAAGTGGTGGATCCTTAAATCAAACCCGTGTTGCTCTTTATAATGGGGATAATGGAGCGGTAATACTCCAACCAGGAACAGGTAACGTAGGTATTAGTACAAACTCTACACCCCCTGAAAAACTCACAGTAGAAGGTAACGTTAGCGCCTCCACATACTACGGCGACGGCTCTAACCTCACAGGTATTGAAACCGATCCATTCCCATATACAGGAAGTGCTATAATTAGTGGTTCACTTACATTAACAGGTAGTTTTAACGCTTTATTACCCACCTCCTCAACAGATACTTACTTTGTTACTTATAATACTTCTTCTTATGAATTAGAAGCTAGACAGGTAGCAACACTTATAAACCCTAAAGTTGAGTATTTAGATGTTACTGCTAGTATTTCTAGTGGTACTTCTATAACATTACCTAATGGATTATCATACATATCATCATCAACTTATGAATACCTTGAAGTATTCTTTAATGGGTTAAGATTAAGGTATGATAGGGATTTTATTCCTACATCAACAACAACAATTCAAAACCAAATAGCATTCCCTTCAGGAAGCGAGTTAACATTTAAATCATTGAAAGCATGAGTTTACACTTAAATCACTTTATTTCTACAGATCTATGGTTTTTATATGGTGCTATTATGGAGGGGAAAGTCCATTCATATAATAGAGAAACCCACATTGTAGATATAGAAGGTATAGAAGTTCCATATGATGAAACCAGAATAAATACTATTATTTTAGATATAGAATACGAACGAACTAGACTAACAGAAGAATATCAACAAAAAGACCCCCCTGAAGAGTTAGATCCAAATGTTTCAATGGTTTTAGATAGTATGATAGATGTTCTCAACATAATAAAAGATAGAATTTCATGGCTACCATAAGATCAGTTTTTGCTCCTGGACAAACTTTTAATGTATTAGATCCTAATGCTTGGGTAGGAGGGGTAGTTCCTGGTCCTAATGATATAGCCCAAATAGGAGAAAATGGGGATTTTTACACGCGAATTAACATGCAGGGTTCTCCTTACAATATTAACGATGCCGAACTTAGCCATTTAAAACCTTGGACAGGAAGTATTGCTGAAATTAGGGTAGATGATAATAACGTAGTTTGGAATGGCACTTACGAATTCCCAGATACTAATGGGAGTTTTTTAGTTTATCTGAATCGCAACTATTCAGAACTTAGGTGTCCTATTAAAATAGATTATGTAAGCAAATCATTAGCTAATGATGATTTCTTTTATACATGTAGTGTAGATTATTCTTATAATAACTGGGTTCACAAAGATAGAGCAATAGCAAATTTAAACCCTGAAGGATTTAATCAAGAAACAGTAGGCATAATTCAAGATGATTCTTATGTATTCCCACTAGAAACTAAATTTGAATTAACAGGATCCGATACATGGCATGTTGGGCAAATTGAAACCTTAGAACGTTGTCATTTAACTATTAAAGGTAATTCTACATTATTATTAGATGGTACTACTGTTAACCCAAATGCTATATATAATAACCAAGATTCTTACCGAAATGTAGTTAGAATTATTGAAAATGCCACAGTAGAATTAACAGGAAGTGTCCAACGTGCTAGTAACCTTTTCTATTTCTACAATAGAGATGACTACCAGAGAATCCAAATCTCAGGAAGCGATACATGCCCCCATACTCTACTAAGTGAATCTGTTTCTTCTGGCTCTTCAACTATTACTATGGTAGATCCTACTAATTTTGGAGTCGGTAGTATAGTATCAATTGATAGCCCGGTTCAAATGGAATATGTTAATTCTTTAGCAAGCCAAAGTATGAACCCTTATGGTAGGTACTTTGATTATAGCCTTGACTCAGGTTCTTCAGCAGGCCCAGGATATTATGGTTTAACTAGAATTACTTCTAGTATGGAAAATGATGAGGTAGTTAGAGTAATATCTCAATCAGCCCCTAACGAATTTTTAGTTGTTAAATTATTTGGTAAGGAAGGTGAAATTATCCAAGATTTTGGAACATTTGATTACAATACATTTGTTGAAACCTTTAATGTTACCCCTGAAGTATTTAGTGGTAATAAGAGAGCAGTATTAGTTAGGTCATTACATAATAATTTCCAAAAAGGAGAAATACTTGCAGTTAGCCGTTCTTTAGTAGCAGAATGTTTATACGCTGATTATTATCTTACTTCTTCCCAACATATAGACTTTACAACAGGCGATACATTAGAAGATAATTTAATATATAGTCCATATGTTTATAGTGGTTCATTTGTAGATACCACATTTAAAGCAGGGACTTATTATAATGAGTACTACAGGTGGGAAAATAATTTGCTATATGGCCCCAGAACGGGCTCAAGTGGAGAAGTAACATCATCTGTTTATTTACGCACTGATAACGATTATATCTATAATAATAATAGCCCACAGACCAGAGCCCAAGTAATGGTAAGTGGTTCATATTTTAAGGAGGGTGAAGTTACAGTCACATTTGATTATAATCGAAACCTAACCGGTTCTTATGATACTGGTGCTAATTTAGAATTAAATATAGGATATTCCCAGGGAGCATACGCCGCATATAAAGGAACTAGCAGAATAAGAGGAATATTCCAACCTTGTAAAAAAATGTTCGCGGCTAGTAATTATATTAGTGTATTATGTAATGGACAAGTAGGTGATGGGTATGAGAGTAATATAGGAACAAATGAAGTTTTAGGTGAAGATAATCCTTCTAGTTTTGAATATAAAATTTCCCATAAAAAAGGTAGAACTGAGTTTTATGTAAATGGTGTTTTAGTTACTACACAATTTGGTGAATCTAGCCTAGCTCCAATAATGTTAGGATTATATCGCTACGTTAACTTATATACTATAGATATAAAAGATTACCATCAATTAGTATTACTAGATACCGATGAAGCGGTTAATGTAGGAGATGAGATATTAGAAGGTGCTAGATTAGAATATGACCATTTTGAGGGCCAACGAGTTAGAACTAATGCTAATTCTATTAAAGATATAAGAGGGCACCGAAATTTATTATATGATTGGTGGGATAAAAAAGGTCAAACCAAATTAATGCCATACCAACATGGATATGTAAGTAACCGAAGTAATAAATATGATTATAATAATCTATATAGTGGAGATAGACTAGTTGGTGGAGAATTAATCCCAAATAACATAGGACCTGGAGCTAACTCCCCCGGTGACTATTTTGACACTAGTATTACCCAAACTATAGTTTGGGATTTAATGACTGAGGTTGAGTTTGATAGTCTTTCTTTTAGGTACTACAATGATTATGCCTATGACTATAATCAAATGAATGAACTTCAAATTGAAATTTCAAATGATATAGAAAATTGGACTACTGTATGGGGACCCTCACCTGATGGAAGGTATACTTCCCGTATAGCACAACGTAGGTATTTTGATTTCCCCAGTGGAAGTACTACAGCACGTTTTATCAGATTATCACTAAATGGCTCTACTAGAAGTGCTGGTGATAGTATTTTTGATTTAGGTATTTACCATTTTAATGGACAAGGAAATACCTTTGAATTATACGATGCTAGTATGTTTACTGTGGGGGACCAAATAGTATTTGCTAATCTAAAGGATGGGGGGTTTAGGGGCCAGCAAGAACAACAATATGATTGGTTAAGTTGGCAACTAGTACCTGGTGTTACCTCAGGAACTACAACTAATGATGATGTTTGTGGTGGGTTAGAATTAAAATACACTATAACAGCAATTAATGGTAATATTATAACAGTAGATAGAAGAATAGCAAATACTGATATTGGAAAAGATACTTTAGTTTATAAATGGAACCAGGGATCAGTTAATTTTAAAGGTAATTATAAAAATTTACTCTATTTCCGGAATTCAAATTTTGACCAAACTACTAATAATTATGAAGTAGTTAATGCTAACTTTGATTATATATTAGGTAGTTTTAATTGGCTAAGTGGTAATAGGAATTTATATACAAGTTTAGAAAATTGTTCATTTAATGATGTGGGTAATGGAGCTTCTATCCAATCCGGAAAAAGTGTAAAAAACAATATTTACCTTGGTAATAGTTCCTTTTACTCAAGCCACCCAACTTATGGGGTATCAGATTCAGTAGCATTTAATAATGTTGTTATGGGGGGACCTTCACAATTATATCCCTACTTTTACCCCAATCTTACTAGAAACTTAATAATAAGTTATAATATAAGCTTAAATGGGGGAGCTAATGCTTGGTATGCTCAAGGTGCTAACTATGAACAAAACGTTACTTCAAAAATTACCTATAAACATAACTATTTAGATTACAGGTATGAGCCTATATGGAATCAGCCTTTTCAATCTTCTTATCCTTCAACAAAAAACAGTGTAATTATAAAAGATAATTATACTTCCAGAGGTAATATGGGATATTATACTACAGCTATGTATAACAGGATACAAAATGCCTACCCTAGTAGTATAATTTATAGTAACCTTAACATAGAATCTTTTAAAAATTATAGGATATTATCAAATGGAGGAGAAATCCACCCATATTATTTAGATAATGGTCTTACTACACATTATGGAAGAGATTCAAATGTTTTAAGATATTACCCTAATGATATTACAACAGGTCAACCTTTAATCCGGTTAGGAGGTTATAATTTCCCCTCTTTACTCTATAAAGAATCTGCTAATAGGTATGGAATCATTAACACAGTATCTGGAACATCCCCGGGTACACAAAGTATTCCTAATTTATATGTGAGTAGATTTAAAATAGAAAAAGAACAAGATATTAACATACAATTAGATTTTGAATACTTTATAACCCTACTTAAACTCTATGATAGGTCTAACGATACTACTAACTTTAATAGGGGGTATGGATATGGTGGAGACCTTAATTGGACTGGGGTAAAAGTAATATTATACAATGACTCTGGAGCTTTTATTTTAAATAAAGATAATTTGACTAGTTTAGTTAACACACCCTATTCATATAATAAAACCTTTACCCTCGAACCAGGTAATTATAGTTTTGGTATACATTATTATACATCTGTAAGGGAAGGCCATAAAATATTTGAACATAGCCCTATATCATACAATATATTATCTACTGACCCCAATAATTTAGTAGTTTTAGAAAATAATTTTAGTGCTTATAAAATGTTAGAAAGTAGAGCATATGGCACCCAACAAATTATAACTAACCCTAATTTAGGCCCCTCAACTGTAGGGCGTGCTGCAAACTCTCTCCCTGTAGGAACCCTTAAAATCAGAAAACTTAGACTATGAAATTTCAAATATTAAATAACGAAGAATTAGGATTTTTTGATGATAATGGTAATAAAACCGCTACTATTAGTGTATCGGGTTCTAATCTTATATTAAATCCTAGTGGAAGTGGTGATATTCTTTTAGGTAATGATTCTACTGTTAATGATGTTGAAATGGGTATTCCTTCTACCCCTTCTAATTTTACATATTTAGGGGGTCTCCCCACCTCAGATCCTGGAGTGTATGGTCGTTTATTTCAAACATCAAGTGAAGCAATAGGGGCATCAGCAGGTTTTCAAGTAGTTTTAATATCACAAGGATAATTTCCTTTGTAATATTTATAACAAAACAACATGGCAAACACCCCAATTTGGCCCGGCTCTAGTTCATTTTCCCCCGGAAATACTCCGTTTGGGTTTTACGATAATGATGCTGAATTCCAAACAGATGCAGATAAAGTATCAGTATTTTGTTCCCGTCGTTTAGGGTATCCCTTAACTGATGTTGAACTACAAGATATTAGTTTTTATGCTGCATTTGAGGAAGCAGTAACCACGTATGGTAATGAAGTATATGCTTTTAAAGCAAGTGAAAACTATCTTTCACTAGAGGGGTCACCAACTGGATCTACTATTAATTATAAACTTCAAAGACCAAATTTAGGAGCAATTGTTCGTTTATCTGAACAATACGGTGAAGAAGCAGGTGTTGGAGGAAGTGTTAATTGGACTCAAGGAAGCATTGCTTTAACTTCAAGTGTTCAAACTTACGATATGAATGCTTGGGCTACCTCACAAGGTATAGAACAAGGCGATTTAGAAATTAAAGAAATATTCTACCAGGCACCCCCTTCAGTAGTTAGATATTTTGATCCTTATGCAGGTACTGGTACTGACGTACAGGGTTTATTAGATGCTTTTGGGTTTGGTAATTATACTCCTGGTATTAATTTTTTATTAATGCCTATTAATTATGATTTATCTAAAATTCAAGCAATTGATTTTAATGATACTATTAGAAAATCAAACTACAGTTTTGAATTAATAAATAATCAATTAAGAATATTCCCTATTCCAAATAGAAGTGGAAATTTATATTTTAAATATATTTTAAAATCTGATAGAAATAGAGCAACAGTAAGTGGAAGTTTAGGAGAAGGTGTTGTAACAGATGTTTCAACTGTACCTTATGCTAACCCAACTTACTCATACATTAATTCAATCGGCAGGCAATGGATTTTTGAATACACATTAGCATTGTGTAAAGAAATGTTAGGTTACATTAGAGGCAAATATAGTACAGTACCAATTCCTGGTAGTGAAGTAACACTTAACCAATCAGACTTAATTTCAGCAGCAACCTCTGAAAAAACAGCATTAATTGAAAGGTTAAGATCTTACTTAGATGAAACCTCACGCAATAAGTTATTAGAAAAGAAAGCAGCAAATTCTGAATTTATACAAAAAGACTTAAGCGCAGTACCCTACACTATCTTTATTGGCTAATGGCATTATTTGGAAGACAACGTGATATAAATTTATTTACAACAATTAATAGAGAATTGTTGGGGGATGTTATCACTCAAGAATGTGCCTTTTACAAATATATTTTAGAAAAAACTACAATAAACATATACGGCGAAGCTGCTGATGGAGCTTATTACGATGGTCCTACCTTATTTAATTGTTTAATTGAAAGAAGCGACCAAGAATTCCCTGAAAGCGATATGGGTGTTGACTTTAAGTGGGGAATTGATTTTAAATTCCTAAGGGAAGATCTAATCGACGCTAATGTTGTACCCCAAGTAGGTGACATAATTTTATATTATGGAGGATACTACGAAGTAAACACAACTAATGCTAATCAGTATATTTTAGGTAAAAACCCAGATTACCCATATAACGAAAACCCATTAAATCCAGGATTAGAACAATTTGGTTCAAATTATTCTATTATTTGTAAAACTAATTACGTTCCTGGTGATAAACCTGGTATAACTAAAGAAAGATTATAATGGCGACACAAGGAAGAACCCCAATACCAAAATCACAAGCTGAGATAGCAAATGGATTTATTGAACCATTTGATACTCAAAGGGGGAATCCTAACCAAAGTCGTGATTTAAATAGAGGTAATAAAAATTCATTTAGAGACGATACAACTAAACCTTTTTCTATAGGAATTAAGGATATAGACGAATCTATTGTTTATTACTTTAAAAATGTTATTAGACCTTTTGTAATCCAAAATGGGCAACGTATTGAAGTACCTGTAATGTATGGTGCTCCCGAAAGATGGAAATCAGTACAACGTGATGGTTTTATGCGTGATCAAAAGGGTGCTATAATGGCTCCTATGATTATGTTTAAGCGTAACACTATTGCCCCTATAAAAGGTCAATACAACAAATTAGATGCTAATCGTCCTGCAAATGTTGCTTACACACAAACCTCATATAATAAGCAAAACGCATACGATAAATTTAATATTTTAAATAATAGAAAACCTATTAAAGAATACCATACTGTAGTAGTACCCGATTATGTTACTATGACTTATAGTTGTGTAGTTTATACTTATTTTGTAGAACAACTTAATAAAATAGTAGAATCTATTAACTATGCCGCTAATTCGTATTGGGGTAATCCTGAACGATTTAAATTCAAAGCAGATATTGATTCTTTTACTACTGTTACTGAATTAAGTGCAGGCACAGAGCGAACTGTTAGAGCTAATTTTGATTTAAATTTAAAGGGTTATATCATCCCCGACATTCCTCAAAAGGATTTAACAGTAGATAAAAAACGATTTAGTAAAGGCCAAGTTGTTATACAACAAGAAACTATAGCTAATCTAAATGATTTAAATCAATCTCAAATAAATCAACCTATCGATACAAGAAATCCCCAAAATACAGACACTAATATTTTTTGAGGGAAATTCTGATATTTATCAACAAATGGTTTTAAAAAAAATTTAATATTTATAAAAAATGAGTGAACAAATTAAGTTATCCCAAGAAGAACTTGACACTATCAAGCAGTTACAACAAAAGCAACAGGATTTAATTAACCGATTCGGTCAATTAGAATACCAAATGCAGTTATTAGAGTTGCAAAAAGATCAATTAGTGGAAACTATTGGTAAGTTACAACAAAACGAACAAAAAACTGGAGAAGCATTAACACAAAAATATGGAAACGGAACCGTTGATTTAGAATCGGGAATGTTTACAAAAACTGAATAAAAAATTAACAAAACAATAAAATGGCAGAACAAATAGTATCACCTGGAGTATTTACAAGAGAAAACGACCAGTCATTTATTACACAGCAGCCTGTAGAAGTAGGGGCTGCTATCATAGGCCCTGCAGTTAAAGGTCCTGTTGAAATTCCTACTGTAGTTACTTCTTACAGTGAATTTAAAAATAAATTTGGCTCTACTTTTGTAAGCGGAGGTCAAACCTACTCATTCTTAACTTCAATCTCAGCTTATAATTACTTCCAAAATGGAGGTAATACTTTGTTAGTAACAAGAGTTGCTTCTGGTAGCTGGACTCCTGCTTCAAGTAGTGGAATTTATAATGATGCCGGTGGTACATTAATAACAACTGCTGATGCTCTTTTAGGATCCATTTCTACACAACCTTCAGCATCAGCGGGAACATACACAGATGTTGAATCTGATTCAGTAGTAGGAACTGGAACTGATGTTACTGCCTCTATTATTTTAGATACTGATACTAATGTTTCTACTATAACCATTACGGGTCAAACTGGAACTTTTTCTATAGGAGATGTTATCACATTTCATTCAAGTTCTTTAGGAGCTACAGATGGTGATGGAACTGATTTAGTAATTACTGTAGTAGCAGATGATATTGTTGCTTCTAATTCAAATACTCCTTTTGTATTAAAAACAATTTCAGAAGGTACTATTATGAATAGTGAAGGTCCTGAAAATGCAGATGGTTCTTTAGATTCAGGTTCAGTAGATAATGTTAGATGGGAAATTACTAACTCTAACACAGGATCTGGTACATTTACTATAAACATTAGAAGAGGTAATGACGTTACTAATGAAAAAGTAATTTTAGAAACATTTGCTAACGTCTCTATGGATCCTGAAGCTGATAATTACGTAGCAAAGGTAATAGGTGATACCTACCAATCAGTAGATACAACAGATGTTAATAACCCATACGTTAAAGTAAATGGTGAGTATCCAAATGCTAGCCGTTACGTTTACGTTTCAGCAGTAAATACTCCAACCCCAAATTATTTTGATAATAGTGGAAATGCTAGATCAGAATATACTTCATCTATTCCTGTAGTGCATGATGGAGCTTTTGCAGGGGGTACTGGTGATATTTTAACAGGAGCTGGTAAGTATTTTAACAATATTGATAATACTGATACTCAAGGGTTAGTAGCAGATAATTACTCACAAGCTATTAACTTATTAAAGAGTAAAGATGATTACCAATACAATGTAATTACTACTCCTGGTTTAATCCATAGCTTAAGTAGCCACACATCTGTTTTAAATACTTTAATTGCAAATACTCAAGAAAGAGGAGATGCACTTGTAGTATTGGATATTGAAGATTATGGAGCTACAATTTTACAAGCCTCTAACGCAGCAGGAAATCTCAACTCAAGCTATGCAGCTACTTACTGGCCTTGGGTTCAAGTACAAAACCCAGATACTGGCAAATTAAATTGGATCCCAGCATCAACATTAATCCCAGGTGTATATGCCTTTAATGACAATGCTTCTGAGCCATGGTTTGCCCCTGCAGGTATTAACAGAGGTGGATTAAGTACAGTAGTAAGACCAGAGAGAAAATTAACAAGAGCTAACAGAGATACTTTGTATGAAGCTAATGTAAATCCAATTGCTAACTTCCCTGCAAACGGAACTGTAGTATTTGGTCAAAAGACATTACAAAAGAAAGCATCTGCACTTGATCGTGTAAATGTTAGAAGATTGTTGATTGCTCTTAAGAGCCACATTGGTCAAGTTGCTAATAACTTAGTGTTTGAACAAAACACAGCAGCTACTAGAAACAGCTTCTTAGCTCAAGTAAACCCATACATGGAAAGCGTACAACAAAGACAAGGTGTTTATGCGTTTAAAGTGGTAATGGATGACTCAAACAACACACCAGATGTAATCGATAGAAATCAATTGGTAGGTCAGA